TTATGAAGTCGGAGTGGGATGGAATGTTCCCCGCGCAACGTGATGCTGCGATGAAGATTCTGGAGCTATACAAGGAACTCTACTTCCGTCCCGGTTGGGATACAAAAGAATTAAAGCAGCGATGGATGAAGAATCCCCATGAGCTTCTTGCTTATGGAATGACTAACCCCGAACTGACAGCAAAACTAATGCAAACAGAGGGGACATTCGGAGCTAAATTTACCAATGCTGCAAAGCAGTTGTGGGACTATATTACCATAATGCTTGGTGTAAAGAAAGGCTCTCGCGTTGACTCTGCTTTGGCAGAGCTTATGGTTCATGGCAATACCCTGATTAAGTATAGCTCCGGAAAGGGGCTGTCCATCGAGGAACAGGGTGCGCTGAAGCAAATGACTCCTGAAACGTTTGCCAAGGGCAGAACAGAGATTGCTACTGGCCTTGAGCATGTCCCCACTACTGCCATTCCTAAGACAATGGTAGAAGTAATGGAATCTTTGGGCATTAAAACTCCAGATCAACTTCCAGATGTGGGAACCAACAAGTTTTCTAAGTGGTGGTATGGTTTCCAGCAATTCGGGCAGATGGTCCAACACAATCCATTGCTGCATAACACCCTTAGTACGCTCAAATGGGCAGACAATAAGGGCACTCAGTTTGAGAACTATGTGCTTCACGGTGAGCAAACCTCTGCTGCGAGGAAACGCTTTGGGCCGTTGGTTTCTCTGGGAAAGATTGATAGTGGTCAGTCTGTTCCTGTTCTGGCGAACACACTTCCTATTGAGGATTGGGCTGCTGTCATGCCCATCATCCACAAGGCAGGGCAGAATCGCATGGAGCATTCTGATGCTTTAAAACTTCTTGGGGGTAATCTAACTGATAAACAAAAGCTTCTTCATACTGCTCTTGCTGACTATGCTAATCGTGTTCGGGAATTTGAGAACAAAGAAATATTCGGCAAGCCGTTTGGGTATTCAAGGAACAGCGACACAATCGCCTACCATGCTGGCTGGTTCCCTGCTGTTCGCAAGGGGGATTACGATATCGTGGCAACTTACAATGGACTTGCTCTTTATGCGGGGCGTGTAAGAACAGAGATCGAAGCAAAAGATCTTGTCAAGAAAATGAAGGTAGATCCACGGTTCAAGGGGTTGGATATTGAGTTCATTGACCGTCTGGCTCAACATGAAAAAGAAGTCAAGATGCCTGAGATGCGTAAAGAACAGTTGGCCTTTGCCGACAGGCTGGATAAGCGTGGGGAATATGCCGCTGCTGCGGCTATCAGGCAAACCATAGAAGAAGATATCAGGCGCGGTGGTCCGCTTGGTGGACACGCCATGCGGAGACATGGTGTCCCCGGTCACGAAGGCATGAAGGCATATCAAACTACTCTTGAACAAGTCAGGGAATTCAGGCAATCATATCTGGACTATGCCCATGAGGGCAAGAATTTGATTGTCAAGAAACTGGTCAATGACGCTCTTGAGCCTATTCATAATAACCCAATACTTATTGAAAATTATCCTAATGCTGTTGCCATCTCCAAGCATCTCTCGGATATGATGACTAACAACTTTACTGCATGGACAACTCCGATTGATAAAGGCGTTCGTAACTTCGTTGATAATGTTGTTGTCAAGGCTGCTCACCTTATGGGAGCAAAGGATTGGTATCCGTCTGCCCATGCGTTTGATCGCACTACGGGGGTTATGGCGCACCTGTTCTATATTAATACCCTGACTAGTAGGCCGGGATTCTGGCTGGCACAGGCGCTTACTTCTACGTCTGCTGTGCGTGCCATGTTCAGGACTGACAATACTGTAGATGCTTTTGTCAGCATGGGTAAGGGTATGACAACGGTAATGACAGGCGGCAACAAGGACTTCCACGAAGCTCTTAACTATGTTGCTGCTAATCTCAATACAATGCATCCTCAGTTAATCAATGAACTGAATAGTATTGGTTTCAGGTATGGGGAGAAGGCTGGCTCTGCCAAGTACGCCAAGATGCTGCAAGCAATGGCACCTTGGGCTACTGGCGAGAAGATCGGTGCTACCGCTGATGCATTCAGCAGATATGCTTCCTTTGCCATGTTCTACGAGAAGTACAAGGCACAGGGCTTGAAGGGTGAGGCTCTGTGGAAGGCCGCTGCATCGGATACAGACTCTACAATGGTGCAGTATTCTAACCCCTACCGTGCCCCTGTAATCAGGAAGCTTGGTATTGTAGGAGATATGGTTGCTCCTTTACAAACCTTTGCTACCGCACAGCTAGGCAATCTTCATGCCGATCTTAAATACATCGGGCAGCAGAAGTCCCTTAAATCTGTACTGCCGTTCCTTGCTACAGGTATGACTACTATGCTTATGGGTGGGGCTATTGGCCTTCCATTCGTGGTGGAGTATGAGGCACTCAGGCAAATGATGATTTGGGTTGATCCCTCATTCAAGGATATGCCTTCTATCATGGATGTAATGAATCAGGAAGAACAGATGGAAGCTGGTACAGCTATGGGTGTTCCTAGAGGATCTATGACATATGGCCTACCGTCTGCTGTGTCAGGATATGATGTTGGCAGCGGTCTACGCTGGAACCAAGTGGTTACCAAAGTACTCTCAGAGGGAGAGAACGTCATGTCTCTGTTCCCTGCGGTGGAGTTTGGTAGGTCCGTTGCTGCTAATCTGGTTACAATGTTCAGGGAAGAATATACAGACCAGCTTGTGAGGGATGCTGAGTATCGCAAAGCAGTTATGAGTTTGTCTGGATTTATTGTGGGTGGGAAATCGTTGGCAGACAGGGCGTTGTTTGGTGCAGATGAGAGGGACTTTGTTCCCGGTGGGTCGAGGGGCTATGCTCAACGTCCACAGACTCCAGAAGAAGGCTTGTCTACAGTCATTGGTAGTGGAACCCTCAGAGCCAAGCAGGATCAAACAGCGGATCGTGTGTTGCGTGCTGAAGAGAAGCTGCGTAATGAGCAACGCCAGAAGGCAGTTGATGTTCTTCTTGACGGTATCACAGGCGGTAAGCAATCGGATGTGGATAAATCCATTGACAAACTAAGTGATCTTGGACTAACCAACAAACAAATCAATGAACAACTTGAAGCTGCTTACGGCAATCGTAATATTCCTCAGCGCGAGCGTTTCTACGTTTCAGGCAGAGGCAAAGTATCGCGCGATGGTGAGCGGAAATTCATGCAGCAACAAAGGTTCGGCGTACCGCAATAACGTGGATAAGAAATACAACAAATATGGTAAGTTCGGGCAAGGTTTACAAAAGCTGGACGATGCCACAACATCTCTCTCTTCTCCACGCTATCGTGAAGAGGCATGGCAACAAGATCTGAATCCCCTTAATCTTCAGCAATTGCATAGAGAGATTGCACGCGCCAAAAGCCCAAAGCAAAAAGAACCTTTGATGTACGAGTTAGGAAGATTAGAGGATCTACACCGTCAAATGCTGGAAGGCGCAGCCGCAAGCAGCAGATTCCCTATTGGGGATTCTCCTGCTATGGCAGAACAAGGCCCAAATACTTTCAATGACTCATTAATACAGATGATGCGCCGTAGGCATGGCAGAGGACTTCAGGATATATTCAGGGAATAACTATAGTGGCTGAAGAAGATAAAATAGAAGGGCTGGACTTACCTCTATACAGGCGTGGAGCAGAGAAGCTAGGCGAGCTTCAGAATATCTTCTCTGACCGTCTGGTGGAAGCTAATAATCCTATGGCCTTCATCCCCTACTTCCTGTCAGGGGGCCATGAAACTTCCCTAAATAGCAGCATCACCCTCAATACAAACAGGTCCATTACTATCCCCCACTTGACTCCCTTCTCGGGGAAGTCATCATCCTGCACCAACTCCAGCCCGAACATTAAACCAGAGATCCAATGAAAGTGTGTCTCAATTACTTTCATTGGGTTTCCTATAGGTTCCCTGTCTCCGGCTATCCCAGAGTACAAGCGGCTTCTCAATCCATTTGAACAACAGATTCTCCGTCCAGCGACGAAGCTGATATACGTCCCAAGGTTCGTCGGGATATCTAGCTGGATTGAACGGGTAGATTTGCATCTGGTTCCTTTTTAGTTTCTACTTTCCGTAGCACTCGTATCTTCTTCACCATCCCTCGCGGGATCTGTGATCTTCCGTTGTGACCTCCCTCCCCATCTGTATCTTGAGCAATCATTATATGCTCTTCTGTTTCTTTGATGAGGAAGCCTACGCTTATGGCGTGTTGGGGCAGCAGCACTTCGGCTTTAGCTGCCCATCCATGCCTTAGCCCAGACGCATCATCCCATAGTACCATCACTAGGGGATACTGTATCTTGGGCCAAGCGTGTTTAGATTCCACATATACCTCCGTGACAGGGGTCAGACTCTTCGTAGATTACTCCAACGTGCTTTATGGCTTCACTATAGGGGACGATGGTGAGGGGCTGTCCTCCACGCGATCCATCTGGATAGCAAGTGAAGCCCCGGATTCGGGGGGCATATCGCGCAAGAGTTTTAGCAAAGGAATTAACTCTACTTGCGTTATTTGTTTCCGTATCCCACTTGGGAATGTTGATGGTGCTAGAAATTGACATATCAACGTAATCCTGTACATCTGCTTGAAATTTGATTCGTCGCTCATAACTCTCCGATAGCTCCAAAGCTGTCTCAATCTTCTCTGGGTTAATACCCAGATCCTTAATCAATCCATCTGCAACAGCATCTACTACGTATTCGTAGTGCCATTTGTTATTACCTTTAAGATAGCGTCTTTTATATGCGACGGCAAATAACGGCTCAATGCCTGTAGTTGTTCCGGCGAGGATACCAATCGTACCTGTCGGCGCAATTGCTCTGTAAGCCTTCGGCTTGGACAGGAAAAGCCTGTCACAATGCTCATCGGCAGCTTTCTTGCTTTCCTTTTCATAGACAGATAGCCATTTGTGGAGTTCCTCAGTTACTTCGTATTTAGCGTTTCGTTTAAGTAGCCATTCATGGATACCCATAAGGCCAAGCCCCAACCGCCTATTCTTTTCTCGTACCCTGTAAACTTTCTCGTACGGAAGAACCGCACGGATTGTACCGCAGACCAGAAACTTAGACGCAAGAGCAACAACGCTGCGTAGCTCGCCAATACTGCCGATGTTAGCAAGATTGACCGAACCAAGATTACATACATCGCTATCATCTTCTGAAGTAACTTCTGTGCAAGCGTTCCTAAGAGTTTCATTCTGTTTATCTCCAAAGTTAAAGCTAAATCCCGGCTCTCCGGTGGACATGGCCTGAAGACAGTTGGATACAAAGATGGGATCTTCGTGTCTATTCTCTTTGTTCAGCCACTTATCGTCGTAGTTGAGGCTGATGTTGGTGCAGTCTAGTGGAGCAGGAAAGTTGAAGTTCAGCTTCTTGATATCCCCAAACGATAGCTCCTTGGTAGCAGGTAACGTGTCCCAATTCTTGACTTTTAAGAACGTATCAATGTCCTCATGTTGCCAGTTGAGGCTGGCGTAGATCGCTGACCTACGGCTACCGCCTTGCATGACGTTCCTGCCTATCTCATTGACAGCAGACATGAGAGGAATAGGACCAGAAGACTTGCCTCCTGTGCGCTTGAGTGGTTTACCAGAGGCACGAAGAATACTATAATCAATACCAATACCACCCCCCGAACTAAGGCAAAGCATGGATCTCTGTGCAATAGCAGCCCATTCCTCCCTAGTATCTTCCTCGCACTTGAGTAGATAGCAGTTATTGAAGAACGCAACTTCCCTTCCTGCATAGTAAAGATACCTCCCTCCGGGGATAAACTTCATCTCCTTGATGTACTGGCTTAGTTGTCCCCTGTCTTCATCGGACATTAGAATCCTGTTGTCTTTAAGTCCGCACACATCCTCTATCATCCTGTCAACCAAAGCATCCCAAGTATCATTAGACCCTTGGCTATACTTCAGTCTGAAGATGTTCTCCCCAATGCCATGCCTAAACCTTGTTTTTTCCATTTAGAAAATCCCGTAGTTCTTGCTCGTATTCAAGTTCCTTGGACTCATAGATCCTTGTTCTTTTAGATGCACGGATCTTATGAGCCTCGGAATTCTCCAGAAGTTCCCTTCTCTCGTCGGGAGACTTACGCTTTCTTACCTTTTCGCGGCTTGACAACTTTCTCTTCCTTTTCTTCCGTAGTCTTCTCTTCATCGTGCCAAACAACTTCATTGTCACCAGAGAGCAGTTTATCAAATTTAATGGCTTCGACGGCTTCGCCATTCTCATTGATAAGGCCAAGCTTCACATCATAATCAAACACATACCCCATAGACTTAAGCACCAGCAGGAATCTCTCTGTCAACTCAGACCAAGGAGGTTGGGTAGAAAACTCAAACACCATATTACCCCTGTCTTCATTTGATCCACCACCAGCAGCCTCAAATTTCTCTTTATTCCTAAAAGTAACTTCTAAGCTAAACATTTTATTTCCTTTTCAGTCGTTCAATTTCCTTTTCAAGAAACTGAATAGCTTTCTTTAGGTCCGTTACCGGACTGCCTTTTCTCTCATAACGAGAGATATACTTTAACGCTGTCCCTGCAAAGTAATTCAAGTTCCAATCATCCACCACATCCCACGGCTCATACTTCCTGCCTTTGGTATAGTGGTTAGGATGATGCACATCCCAATATTCTTCTACTCCCTTGGCGTAAGGATCTTTATCATCCACAATAGGAGACAGAGTTAAAGCATCCGTCGCGACCAAAGGCGGAAACTCTGGTTGCCTATCCACCGACACAGGCAGATCAATCCTACCTAGATTATGCGAGGCTTTATTCCATTCCTCGGGAGTGCATTCGTTGATAGTTTTACGAACCCTCTGACCCGGAACGTTCTTTAGTGTTTCATCTACGTTAATCTTTTCCATATTTTTCCTTGAGATATCCCAAACCCACAGCCATTTCGTCAAACGATCCGTCCTTGACGTTATGAAGCATATACATGCCTCGCCAATGGTTGTTAGTTTGCGGATTAAGATAGGGTTCTTCATGTAGGTAGCATGAACCAGCTATGATAGCTGTCATGTCCCTTCCGTCTGCTCGTTGGGCGTAGGCGATATCTCTTCCTTGCTGGTGTCCGGCAACGCACGACATATGCTTTTTGGTGAGAAGCATTCTAGCAGACGTAATAGGTCTTCCCATGATCCCTGAACAGAAATAGTGCGCAAAGGCAACTCCTTCAACAACGACTTGCTTAAGGAAAGGATATACTTCCCACCCTCGTTTTGCGTAACCAAGATCGTCAATGGAGATTGTTCCTTCAAGTCGGGGGTCTTCTTCAACCACTCTATCAATACGGGCTTCATGGTTTCCAAGTAGCATGATCTTGCGTGGGCTGTAGAGTAACTTCTTATATTTTCCTTGGACATAGTTATACCTCTCAATAGGAGCAAGAAAGGTATTCATGGCTATCTCAGCCGTGTTGATATCCTTCTTGTATCTCTTTCCTTCAAAGCTCTTCATTCCCTTGTCATAGCTGGATAACGATGACATGTCAGCAAAATCCCCAAGATGGACAATCACATCTGGACGTTTAGCTACTAGGTATTTGCCTACCCATTCTAGGTAGTCCAGCTTTACTCCCGGCCTGACTTGAGTGTCGGGGATTACAGCGATTTTCATTAGATCCTCTTGATAGTTACGTTGTCTCCATATATCCTGCGCCAGTTAGCTTCTCTTGTTAGCGCGGCGGCTTCCTTTAGCTTCCTTGTCTTGATCCACACCAATCCTTTTACAATCAAAAGCAATCTCATAGATGAACCACCCTTTGAATGAACCACTCTGCATCAACTACAACCAAGGGATCTTTCCCGTTTTCTTTAACGAAGAGCGCAGGGATTCCGCCAAAGCTTTCTGCGTGTGCCTGAGCTTGCTCATAGTCTCTGTATAATGCCATCCGTTTCTTGTTCTTGCATTCAATTGCAAAAGGAAACTTCGCTTTAGCAGCACCAGACAGTTGAACGTCAGGACCACTAGCCCCCATAGACGTTGACCTAACATCGTCTAGGGTCATGCCTGTCGAGGCCATTATCTTGTCCCTGACCCACTTCTGTAAGTTCCTGCCCTTTGCTTTGGCGCTCTGCGGTTTCAAGGTGCTTGCTCCTGTCTGACCATATCTCGTTCTCCTTCCTCTGTATCCAGAGTAAGTTACAATTTGTTACAAGTCTGGTGTTGTCTTTATACAACACCTTTACAACCTCAAACATCTCTTCTTCTGTCTTGAGATGGTCAATAATCCGTGCTGACTTAACCTTTCCTAGCCCCGCCACGCCCTTTACGTTGTCGCTGGTGTCCCCTATCAGGAGACTTCTGTAGAAGCTTTGCAAGCCCTCCAGAGGGGTAACTAAGAGGTTTCTTTCGTGAAGGAAGTTGTGATGCATCCCCGGTATCTGTAATAGATCTTTGTCTATCGAGCAGATAACAGTATCTATGTTCTCGTTGTTTAGGTGGTAGCATTGCTCAATTCCAAGGGCATCGTCAGCTTCGATTCCATCAGTAATAGTAGCCTTCCATTTAGTAGCTAAATATTCCCTACAGTCCTTAAGATGTACAGGGGGAATGATATTCTTCCTGTTAGCCTTGTACGTAGGGTCAAGTATCTTCCTGTAGTTATCTCCACCAGACAAATAGATCTTATACTCAGTTGGTTGTACACTTAGGAAGATACGATCCAGCATATCTTCCATACGATATACAACTACCTTTAATGGAGTCCCATCAATAGCACTAGCAGCACACCTATAAGCAACAATATCACCATCTATCAACCCTACTCTGGCTTTGTTTCCCATTCATCATCTTCCATAGGATCTGGATAGACCCCAAATTTCTCAGCATGTTCAACTAACTTGTTGGGAAACTTCCTAATAATATCCTCTGCTGTGATTTCAAGCAACGTCACAAGCTCTTCGGGATCGTTTTGACTGTTCATTATTGCTTCACCCACTAGCGAGAGGATATTATTTCGGTCCATCAGTTACACCAGTTTGATCTTCACATTAAAATCAACGAAGTGAGGGTTAGAGCCTGTACTAAACCAGCCAACCGGAGAATAAGACTTCAGCTTGCGGATATACTTACGCGCAGCTTGGCGAGCGTGTTCGTAATTGCGAAAGCTGCCAAGCGAACTGACCTTCTTGTTATGACGATAAATAAAGTA